TCACACTTGCAGACCGCAATGTAACTCGCGTTATCTTAAATACGGCTTGGTCAATTACGGATTTGTCAGTTTACATCAACGGAGCCAACAACACCACTCAGGCATTCGCTCTCTACGCAGTTGCTGATAACACTCCAACGACCGAGTAAACTATCATTCTGGGAGACATAGTTCCTTGCAGGGGTAAGCGACAGAGATGACAGCCTGTTAACCCCTGCACCCAGATTGGATAAAACTAACCAACATTACACAGATAGCAATGAGTTTCGCAACAGATAGCATCTTCGTTTCTGCTTTGAGCAGCAATTCCCTCTTCATGGTGAAGATTGGTCGCAGATTGTATTCAACGGCCATTCCTCTGCCTGATGAAGATGCCGACAATGTGCCAGTGCCTTATGTGATTGTCACCTTTGATGGACTCAATAATGAGCAGACCACCAAAGACGATCCATTCGAGTCTGAAGATGACCAAGTGAGCATCGGCATTGAGGTATGTGCCAAGAATCGCACACAACTTGCCAACTTAACGCAGAGTGTTCGTTCAATTGTACATGACTATATGCGCGAGAATGACACCCCCATACAGGACTATCAATTCTCAGCAGATGCCGTGCTATATGACAGCATGAAGCCATGCTTTTGGCAGACTCTCCGCTATCAGTGTGATGTGATAAATCAAGAAGACAATGGCGAAGAAGGAAGTCAAACCCAAGGAGAATGAGTTGGTGGCTGGTAAGACTTACACAGTCACGGAAAAGACAAGAGAGGCTGCAACGGCAAAGCTGAAAGCCTTGCGACAAGAAGCATTCTCTCAAGGATTATGCCATCAGGAAAATGGCTTCATCCAATACTCGCGCGACTACAAAGGCAAAGACAAGTTCTTCGCTGCTGTAAGGTTTAACCCTTAACTTCATAATATATGGCAGTACAAAAACTTATGGGCCAGAACTTTCGCGTGGTTGAGGGTTCTGCCGTAATAACTGAAGCGGTTTCGTGTACAGTCCAAATTGGAACTTCCGTTGAAGACTCTTCAACAAAAGACACCAAATCTGGCTATTCACAAAGCCAAGTTACATCTCGCAACTGGAATGCACAAGTGGAGACATTTGATGTGACAGTTACCACTCTTCGTTCATGGATTAATCGTTTTAATACGCAAGCATTAGATACTTCAGGCAATACTGGCATTCTTGTGGGATGGGATCAGACTTCAGGAGATACCAATTCCACACTTGAGAATGCAGACATTGCTCGCTCTGGCAATGCGTGGTTGACCGATTTCTCACTTCAAGCTAATAACCGACAAACAGCCCGACTCTCACTCCAGTTTACTGGTAACGGAGCTTTGGCATAAAACTTTCAGAAACTATGGATAAAGGACAGCATCTTCGCCTTCTGATTAACACAGTGAACGGAAGTGCAGCAGGGTTTTCTTGCATAGCCATGGCCACAGAGTTGACATTCCATTTGTCTGCTGCATCAGAAAACAGTACAACAAAAGACACCACTGACACAAGCGGTGGAGACTGGGATGAGTTTGACATCACTCAGAGAAGTGGTGACATTCAGTTCGGTGCTTTGGTAAATGTTGGCACGGACACAGGCAAGACATTCAACAACATCTTGAGCGGTGTCAGTGATGCAGAGATTCATTGGGAAGTCTGTGCAGTGAGCGGTGCCAAGAATCGTGTAGTTTCTAAGACTATTGCAAAAGGTCTTGGCTTGATTACGAATGTATCTGCAACTGGTCAGGTTGGCCAGCTTGCGACCTATTCTGGAACGATTCAGATTGTCGGCCCTGTGACTGTTGGCACTGACTAACTATCGAAGCCACTCATTTGCCAAGTTTATCTGCAAGCAGATGGGTGGCTTTTCATTTTTAAAAAGAAAGGAACTATGGAAAAAATTTGTATAAACGGCAAAGAATATAGTGTCATTTTTAACATGACAACGGTGCTTTGTTATGAAGAGATTGTTGACAAGTCTTTCTTTGGTGAAGACTTCTCAAGAAACAAAGAGCGCATGGCTTTGATTCTCGCAGCCTGTTATGCAGCAGATGAAAATACAACTTTGAGCATTGATGAATTGCGCACTGTTGCAGACTGGAGTGAGATGGTTGCAGCCTTTAACAAGGTGATGGCTCTTGCCAGCGACTTCTTCAACATCCCAAAGGTTGTAGCGGATGCTGAAGCAAAAGAAACAACTGAGCAAGAGAAAGGAGAAAGCCCAAAAAACTGATGTCCGCTCATGACTATTACATGGTAGTTGTGGGCGAGATTGGAGTGCCACCATTGAGATTTCGTGAAGGCTTGAAATGGTGGGAAATACGCAGTATCATTCGTGGCTATAATCGCAGACACAGAGATATGTGGAGCTCTACACGCTGGCAGACTTACAATCTCATGTGTGCCATTCCTTATTGCGACCTCAAGAAAGGTGGCATATACAAGCCAACGGACTTGATAAAGTTTCCATGGGATGATGACAAAGACATCCTACCGACTCAAGACGAGATGAGCGAGTTTATGGCAGAAGCAGAAGCAATCAACAAGCAAAGAAGAGGTGATGGATAAAATCATACTTTCGATGACTACATGGCCACCGCGTTATAATACAACGGCAGATGTCATGGCTTGTTACATCGAGCAAAGGAAGAAGTCTGGACTTGATGACAAAGTGCATTTCGTGCTTGTTATCAGCGAAGAAGAGGCTTGCTCTACCTATTCGCGCCAGAACGCTTGCAAACTGATGGCTGCAATGGATGAGATGGGTGTCGAAGTCATCATCGACAAAGGCAATATAAGGAGCCACAAGAAACTCATTCCAACGATTGAGAAATACCCAAACAATCCCATCCTTGTGGTGGATGATGATGTCATACAGCGAGATGCGTGGCTGTCAACTTACATTGAAGACAATTCCATCTATCCAGATACCATCATCTACGGACAAAGCCTAAGTCGCATATCTGTGAAGGATGGCATCATACATGAAGAAAGAAGTATCATGCCATCAAGCATGGCAGGGAAGGAGTCAATTGACTTGAAGCCAGCGAGTGGAGCTGCTGGCACTCTTTTCCCTGCTCACACCTTCACGGATGAAAGATTCTTCGACAGGGAATTAATGATGAAGGTCTCGCCATCAAGTGATGAGACTTGGCAGTATGCCTTTGCGATGATTGAGCATCCCAAGTTCAGATGCCTTTCCAAGTGCAATCTAACTACATTTGCGAATGCAAATCAAGACTGCGCACTGTACAAGACCAACAGGAACTTGTATGACAAGATACACAATGACATTGCGCGTGCAGTTCCTGAGTATCTGGAAGCCTTAGAGAGACTTTTGTAGTTGCTCTTCTATCTTCTCGAAGTCTCTGTGTACATCTTCGGCAAGCACTTTGGCATATCTGAGTGTTTGCCGAATGTTTGTATGGCCAAGCATTCTGCTCACATTCTCAAGTTTTACTCCATGCCGAAGCATATATGTTGCGAATGTATGGCGTGCAAGGTGTGAGTGCAGCCTTGTTGAGATGCCACAAGCAATGCCGATTGCATGGAGTTCCTTGTTGTATACTGCATTAATGAGTTTTGGGGTGTTCATACCATACTTTTCCAACACTTCAACTGCTGGCTGCAAGAGCTGGCTCACATAGGGCTCTCCTGTCTTGATTCGCTGTGCAGTCAGTCTCCACTTGCCACTGACTTTCTTGTACTTTGAGAAGTCAAATGCTTGCGTGTCCTGATAGGAGAGTCCAGTCCACAGTTGGAAGACAAACAAATCCTTTGCCTGTTCCATGATGGAGCCTTTAGTCGGCTCGAACTTCATGATCTTGGCAACTTCATCATCGGTCAAGTATTCAGTTGTGGGATGGTCACCTCGTTTGAACTTTCCGCGAAGTCTGGAATAAGGATTGAATGGTATTTTGCCATACAATTCTGCATTGTACAGCAAATGCCTCAATGTACGATGATAGTTGTGTCTGCCAGCATCCGAAAGGTGCAATGAACGATAGACTCTTCCACGCAGCCATACATCAAATGCTGTGATGCTCTCAACAGTTACATCTTTCCAAGTTCTTATCTCGCCATACTCATGCAAACGCTTGGAGAGTGTGCGATACCTTTTCAGTGTGCCATGCTTTATGTCAAGGCGTGCAATCTCTTCATCTACCCACGAAAGAAAATCATAAGAGCCGACACCTTGCCATATCTCTTGCCGTATCTCTGCAACCTTGATTTCTCTTCCATCCTTGAGGCGTTCATTCACTGCTTGCATGACTTTGCCAACAAGCACACCCAATCTGTCATTCAATTCGTTGGAGTGGGGGTGGTTTATCACTTTGTCAAATGCCCACTGCCTTTCACGCACGCGCACGCCAGTATTTATATAGTATGGCTTTCTGTTAATAGTCACGCGAACTTCAAGAGGCCCTTCTGCGCCAGCCTTGACTCTCTTGCGATGGTCAAACACAATGGATGTTGTAATCATAATAAGTCGTTTTTATGTTTCCCCACTTTTTCGCATTGGGTAAACTATGGGGAAACAATCACGCCATAATCTACCCAAAAACACCTATAATGACATTTTTTCCAAACACACTCAACATCCACTATTTATCGGCTGTGCGCCTATTTTTCGGCAATTTTGCCTGTTTTTCAATGTGACTCCGCTGGGGATGTGTGGTGGTTGGTAGGTGGTTGGGTTTTAGTCAGTTAGGGGAAAGGTGGGGAAACTGGTTGTTATTTTTGGTTATTTTTTCATGTTTTCTTATTCAACTTTGATGCAGCCTGTGACGAGGGCAAGGGCATTGATTTCTTCGGTTGGAAGGTCGAAGGGTTTGTAGTCCTGATTGTAGGAGCAAACTTTGATGCAGTCTTGCTTTTCGGATGGCTCAATGCGCTTGATGAGTGGGCCTTGCTTTGTGTCGAGGACATAGGTCTTGCCCCATTGAAACCACAGCCTATCCATAGTGACACGCTTGCAAGCCACAATGTCACCTGATAGGTATTTGGGCATCATGGAGTCACCTTGCACACGGATGAGGAAGTCAGCACCTTTGAATATGGGCACAATGTAACGCTCACAGTCATAAGCCATGAAGGACTCATCTGCTCCAGTCAGCACGCCAGCCATTGCACCAACTGGCACAAGTGGCAGAGTCATTGTGTTTTCTGGCTGCTCTTCGTGTGCTTCTTCGCCAGTCAGGAGCCATTGTTTATCTACTTTGTAGGTGTTGCAAATAGCATCAATGAGAGATGCTGGCACTGGTCGCTTGCCTTTGAGGATGGTGTAAAGGTTTCCACGCGAATAGTTTACTTTCTCTGCGAATTTGCTTGCAGTTATTTTCTCATTTTTAATGACAGACTCGATTCTCTCAATTAAGTCTTCGTTTATTTGGTAAAATTGCTTTGCCATAACTCTTTTATAATTCGTTTAAGTGTTCTAAAACTCGCAGCATTTAACCCAAATGTCGCATCATTGCATTTTTCTTACTCTTTTATTGTTTCGTTTAATTCATTTTTCTTTATCTTTGCACTCAGAAAACCTAAACGGACATAATAAGCCCTATGGCCGAAAGGTCACCTGAGTCTTAGGGGTAAGCACAAAGGTAGGGCTTTTTCTCGAATAATGAATAAAAACGATATAAGATTTAAGAATTATTAAGTATGAAGCGCATTGGTGAAATGACAGAGATGGAGCTGCGACAGATCATTGCATCTGCTATTGGAAAGGCTGGCAATCAAGACCAATATGTGACTGGCAAGGAACTTTGCAAGCAGTTGCAAATGTTCACTCCTTCATGGCTTAAGGCAAACGGACATCTTCTTCCACGCACGCAAGCGACACTGATATATGAAGATGGAAGTGACAAGCCCACACACTATGCCTACAACATCACTGAAATTCGCAAGATGATTGATGAGGACAGACTGGTGTTCACCTATCAGAAGAAATGCGCTTACAAGCCCAGCAAATGCTAAAATTCGGCATATCATAAACCAACTTAACAATAAGAACTATGAAACAGATTAAGAATTGGAAATTTTGGGTGCTTCTCGCTCAAATCATCGTATGTATGTTGTTGCTATTTTGCGAGCCAACGGAACAACAGAGTGCTGCAAAGGTGATGCTGCACCTTGTAGCAACCAAGGCTGGAGCCGTTGCTCTTTTCGCAGCCATTGCAGCAGAGTGGCAGATGTGGTTTGAAAAGCAGAACTAAGATATGGAGTTTGTAGGACTATTGAAACAGAGGCTCGACTTCCAACAAGGAAGTGGGAGCCACGGAGACTGGAAGATTGCCACCTATCTGTTGGAGACAATCGAGAGTTTTCCAAAGCACATGGTGGTGAAGGTGTTTGACGGTCTGAGCGGAAGGCTTGCAAAGTTTGATGCTTTGATGGGCAAGAATGTGACTGTTTACTTTGATTGTGATGCCCGCGAGTACAATGGCAGATATTACAACGAGATTGTGGCTGGCGGTATCAAGAGCAACGAACCAGAAGAGCCAAAGAACGAATAAGCCCAAGCGTGGGCAAATCTGACTCACAACAAGCGTTAAGGGAAAGAAGCGTGGGCACATGAGTCAGTGGTCAGTGATGGTGGCTGAACGGTAAGGCAAACATAATATTAACCGTGTATACTTTCGTGTGGAAAACAAGTGAGTTCGACTCTCACCCATCACACGCTTTAGCACAGGCTCTACCAACCAGATAAGGTGACACATCGGAACAGACGATGGGATTGCAGAGAAAGCTGGTAAATGGTGCAACCAGACGGATAAGTATGAAGAAGTAAACTTGGCGCATACGAAGTTAGGATGAGCGGAAGTTCGAGTCTTCCCTCTGCAACAAAAAAAGATAGTCGTGTCGTATAGCCCTTGCAGCAATGCAGAACGAGTAATGAACAGAGAAATGGGGTGACTCTGCTGCTGACACTATCTGATTGGTCTTTGACATTTTTACATCGGAATAAGAGACTGCGTGATTTGGGCGCATCTCAGATACATCCTTCGCTGCTGAACGGTTAAGTGGTACTTGGCTCACTGGTGTAGGCAGTGCGGGATATGGCCTTTGCTTATGGCAGAGGCTCTTACAGGCTTTGTGCGCTGTGCCACCAATACAACGCACACATGGGAGCCATCGGTGGCATGAGACACTGAAACAAGAAAAGTATAAAAAACATTAGTAGTCCACTTCGTAGGCAGCAGTCCTGCTTCTTTAAAAGTTTTCTTGTGCTGAAGGGGCTGTTTAGGTCTCAAGGTGAGAGTTCGATTCTCTCCGCTCCCACAATGGAAGGTAAAGACTGATAAATGGAGCAATCAGCAAGTAACATTGACATGAGCGTTGGTTCGATTCCAACACCTTCCACATCATTGCATTTTCTACTAACATTTTGTGGAT